TGATGTCATAAGTATTTTGATAGTAGGAAGTTTTCCAACCATACTTGTATGTGTTAAGTAAGTCTTGTGCCATTACCGACACAGGAACTTCATTATCGGCATAATGCTCTGGATTATACGACCAGTTACCCGAGATCGCCTGATCAAAGAACTTCTGCATAACAGCAACAATATTGATATAACCAGTATTGTCAGGCATATCCCAGAGTAGCGTATAATAGTTTTTAAGAGATTGATACTGGGGGACAATCTGCTTAAGAACTCCTTTCTTGGACTTCTTAATGGACAAGAAGGCACGAGGAGGTTCGATTCCGTTTGTTTCATTTGACACCACGGAACTGCTCTCCGATGGCATCTGTGCGGACAGTGTTGAGTTCCTGAGACCGTGAGCCAGGATGGATGCTCTAAGTGCTTCCCAATCATAGTTTAGGGTATGTGGTACAATTTCGTCTACATCTTTTTTATAGGTATCAATAGGGAGGATACCTTCGGCGTATTTAGTGCGATGGAAATACCCACACTTTCCTTTCTCAATGGCAAGTTGATTAGATGCCTTAAGCAGATAATATTGGAATGCCTCAGTCAAACCATGAACAAGATGTGCAGCAGCACCATCAGAATATTTAACTTGATGACGAGCTAACCAGTGTGCAAGACCGATGTAACCAATGCCCAATGAGCGGCGATTCTTGGTGGATTCTCTGGCAGCTGCCACAGGATACCCCTGATAGTTAATCAACTCGTCCAGCGCCCTCACAGATAGGTCACAGAGCTCTTCTAGGTCATCAAGATGCTTGATCTTACCGACGTTGATAGCAGAGAGAATACACAGGGCAATCTCACCCTCTGGGTCATCAATATGCTGCAGTGGTTTGGTAGGTAGTGTAATCTCTTGACAGAGGTTACTCATCCAAACTTTATCCTTGAAAGAAGAATGCTCATTACAGTGGTCAATATTCATAATATAAATGCGACCCGTCTCAGCACGTTCTTTAAGAAGGTCAAGGAAGAGTTCTTGTGCTCCAATAGTTTTTCTTGGAATAGACTCATCTCGTTCATAAACCATATAGAGATCGTCAAATCCAGCAAGACCAAAAGCATCAGACAGACCAGGAACGTCGTGCGGACTGAATAGTGAAATGGTTTCGTTGCGGATGAATCGTTCATAGAACAACTTGCTGATTTGAATGCTGTAGTCTAACTTACGAACGCGGTTATCCTCTGTTCCTTTATTATTTTTTAGTACTAGGATATCCTCTATTTCTCTGTGCCAGATTGGGAAGTGGACTGTCGCGCTTCCGCCTCGTATACCATTTTGCGTACAGCAACGGACAGTCGCTTCAAACTTTTTGAGAAACGGTATAACTCCAGTGTGAGCCACTTCGCCCCCTCGTATTTTGCTGTTGAGAGCACGGATGCGACCTGCGTTGATGCCGATGCCCGCCCTTTGTGCAACGTATCTGCCAATAGCCATATCAGAGCTAAAGATAGAATTGAGGGTGTCATCAACATCAACAAGAACACAGCTAGCAAATTGTCTAAGTGGTGTTCGGACTCCTGCCATGATGGGGGTTGGAATGTTGATTTTGTGTTTTGAGATTGCGTTGTAGTATCGTCTAACATACTCAAGTCTATCCTTTTGATAATTCTGGAAGAGAGTTGCGGCAATCATAATATACATGTATTGTGGCGTTTCAAATACTTCGCCACTACTTCTATCCTGCACGAGATACTTATCAACGATTTGGCGTAGACCTGCATAAGTGAATAAGAAGTCACGATCATGATCAACAAAACTATTAATTTTGTCCCACTCTTCTTTATTATATTTACTAAGAATTTCAGCATCGTAAATTCCTTTTTCTGCACATTTAAAAGCATGATCTAAAACATGCGGATGACCATTCACCCAATCAGATCCAAAAACCTGCTTACGAAGACCGAACAACAGTAGTCGTGCTGCAACATATTGATAGTTTGGATTATCCAGACTAATTAAATCACTGGCAGAACGAACCAGGATTTCTTGAATATCTTTGGTTTGAATTCCATCAAAGAACTGAAGACCTGAATTCATTTCCACCTGAGAGGCACTCACACCGCTCCCTAACCCCTCGCAAGCTTCGTCTACCATCTTGTGGATCTTATCAAGGTTGAGGGGTTCTACAGACCCGTTACGCTTGCGAACTTTGATACCATGGCCGTTTGTCATACTTTCTTCCAATTGTTAAACTTAAGGGTCGCTTCTAATCCCTGATAGATATTGAATTCTACCAGACTTTGAACATCATATCCAGCGAGATGCATGTCGTTGATGTCTTTCTCTTTAATTTTTGAAGGCCAAATAACTACTTTATCTCCTCTATCAATGACTTTGGAGATCCTGTTGATGATTTCTCTGTTACGTGGTTCATTATCAAAAACCCAAATATAATTGCTCCAACCAAACGTCCTAACATCAGCGTCGGACCCAGCCATAGCAACAGAGTTTTCCAAGAACGTGGCATCAAATGGTCCTTCTACAATATAAATTGGTTTGTCTTCTTTGATTTTATCCAATCCAAAGATCTTAGGTTGTTCCTCATCTAGCATGATCGTGATGTATCTTAGTTTTGCCGTAGGGGCGAGCGATCTGCCTTGATATCCGAAGAGGTTACCTTGTTTGTCTTTGAATGGAATAATAATACGTTCGCTATCTTGTTTGAGATTATCAAAGATCTTCTTTTGTGAATTAGTCCAAGCCTTGAACTTCGGACAATAGTAGAAGTAATCTAGATCTTTGATGCCTCGGTCTTCAAGATATTTTCTAGCTGGGTGAGAAATATTTAGGTCTGAAATTTTTTCAAGATCTATGGAATTTTTACGTTTGCTGAAAAACTTTGGTTCTTGAAAATTAAAGGTGGGATTTGGGACTGTAGTTCCCTTGCCAGTCTTACCATCCTTGAATTTCTCCATTACATATTGATCGTGAAGGAATGTGTCTTGGTCTTTTAGAAAATTAGATAAGGTCCTGCCCATCCCGCAGTTGTGACACTTAAAGACAAAATCATTCTTAACTTTAAATAAATATCCCCTCGCTTTGTTGCGTCTCTTTTGACTGTCTCCACAGTAAGGGCATCTAAAGTTATACAGATCTGCCTTCTTGCGAGTAAAGAGAACTAGACGAGAGGATACTAGTTGAATATATTTTACATCAATAAAAGAACTCACTTAACACGTTCAACACTACCACCCATAGTAGCACCTGTTCTTCCTGTTGTCAAGAGGTTTCCGAAAAATGTTGCAGACCCAATTACAACGATTGCTGCAGTAGCAACACCCATTGTTAACCAACGAAACTTAGAAAGGTCTTCAACTTTCTGCTCAAGTTTTGCTAACTTATTATTAATACCTTTAATTAATTCTAAGATTGCAGCATCTGCTTTATCAGATTGCTCTAATCTATTTTCGTGACGCTCAAGAATGAGGGCAACTGCTTGGTTACCCTCACTGATTTTATCCACTGCTCTCTCAAGTTTGTCAAGCATCTCTTTAGAGAGATCTTCATATATCTGAAACTTGGCTTCTAAAACTTCTATGTCTTTACCAATTCCAAACATACTTACCTCGTTATTAAACGTTTCTTACAGCAAAGTCAAGAGCTTTTTGATAAGTTGTTGCACTCATGTTTAGCATGACTCTAAACTTATCTCTGTTCTCTGGTGATAAACCTTCGTAGGTAGCAAGAATTCTTTTAGCATCAAACATGCCTATTCTACCTGCTGTGCCATCATTGAATACAAGATTAGCAAATGATGTCTCTGGATCTCTACCGTATGCACTGCCTTCTTGTGCTACTTTCAAAGCAGTAGCAAATACATCTACGCCACCTGCAGAACCAGTTCTGGGGATGGCACCAGTCACAGGACTCTTATTCCAATCCGTAGACATTTCCATCTCCGAAATAACATTACCTTCTGGTTCAAAAGAATTCTTTTGAATACCAACTTGCTTAGCAGCTTTTTGTTGCTTCTCTGCTGCTTTCTTTTTGAAGTCCGACATGCGAGCGCGTAGAAGAGTTTGCATCTCCCCTTGCTTATCTGACATCTTTGTCTTAGCATCTTGACGCTTCTTTTGAAGCTCTTTTTTTGCTCGCATTTGCTTGCCAGCTTGAATTTGCTTCTGTGCTTTTTCAGTATCAGAAACTACTTCAGAGATAAGTTCCTTATTCTCTTCAGACATTTTTGTTTTCCTCCTTGACATAACTCGTTGAATTAATTTCTTAGCACCTTTTTTGCGACCGTCAAGTTTTTCATCTTTGGTCTTTTTCAAATTTTTCTTTTTCTTTGCTGTGTTAACAAAGACAAAGGCAGGAGGAAGTGCTAAGGAAGATCCATCACCTGCCATCATTTCATTCATAGTAGTTTTAGAAGTTTCAGACATGATTCGTCTACATCTGTGGTATCTACATTTTCTGGTAATCGATCAAGAAAAACCATAAAAGCTTTTAAGATTGACCAGTATTGCGATTCTATTTTATAGAATAGTAGCAGCGTTGCTGCATCATTGAACACATTATATAGAGTGATAATATGATTGAGAATTAAATGGTGTTTCAATTCACCTGTAGTTTCATAACGACGAAGTAATCTTTTAATATATTTAAACTTTTGAAGATCTTCTTCAAAGTCATCATATGTTACAGATAAAGGGTTGTCATAATTTTTAATTGCAAACAATAACCAATTGTCTGGCGTCAAATCATAAAAGATCATATCTCATCAAGCGTAAGTCAATGTAGCAGAATTAGAGATAACTTCTTCCGTACCACCAGTAGATGTAATCTTCACACGGAACTTGTAACCATTCCAAGTTGCTTTAGCAGCAGCAGTGAGTGTGAGAGTGTTTGTAGTAGCACCAGTAAACACGCCCGTATTGGTGATGTTTGACCAAGCAGTTCCTGTTGGAGTTTGACGCTGCCACTGGAATAGCAGTGTTCCAGGAGTGCCAGTTGTAGAAGTGGTAACTGCAAAGGTTCCTGTGAATGGGTTAGCAGCACCAGTTACGTTGGCAGGTTGAGCGGTGATAGTTACAGCAGATGCGACATCAGCAGCAGGATTGTCTTCTGTACCACCATCAGCAGTACCATAGTCACCAGCGTTAGCGGCGGTTTGATTAGCGAATGCAATACACTCTGCCTTATGGCGAGTGTTTCCATCTCCATCGGTATAGGTTCTATATAACCACCAACCTGGCCACTTGAGACCACGAACCTTGTTCTCATCGAGAGCAGCTTCGGTGTCATCAACGAAGATGAAGTTTGTTCCTGATGGATAATGACTTTCGTGAAGAAGGCGAGCAGCAACTTCTTTTGGAGGAGTTCTACGAATAGCATTAGCAGCGGTAACAGTTCCAGTTGAACCAGCATATGCCACTTTTAATTTTAGTGAAGTTGCTGACACTACCGACTCTACAACATATTGAACGCCGTTGAGAGAAAGAACATCACCATTCTGAACAAAGTTATTGGTTGTTCTATTTGTAAAATCACCAGTCGTGGTTACAGTTGTGCTACCATTAGTAACAGTTAGATTATTTGCCAACGCCTTCGCGTCGATTGTTCCGAAAATTGCCATCGGTTTCCTCTATAAAAATTTCGTATTCTAAAAAGTATTTATAAAAAAAGGGACGCCTAAGCATCCCATATAATATGGTATTTTATATCAGGGAGTAAGATCTTTACCACCTTTTGCCTTCAATTGTCCTTGGACTTGGAGAAGGATGAGTGAAAGAATACCATTTGACTTAACTTTGGGGTTTGCTCCAAGTGCTTCTGAAACTGCAAACAATACTGTTGCAATCAAAGCTTGATTAGCAAGACACCATGCGACGAGTGCAGACATAATAATCTCCTAAATGACGCAAATTATTTAGCAGCTTTTTTTGCCATTGTTGTGGCAGTTCCATACATCACACTTTGTGCTTTTTCGCCATACTTAGATTTGAATGAACCGAACTTCTTCTTCATTCCTTTGACAAACTTTTCTTTCTTAACAGTTTCTGCTTTAGAAAGTTTCTTTTCTTCAAGTGGTTCAAACTCTTCTTTCTTTACTTCTTTCTTTGCCTTCTTACCAGTTGGTGGGTCTGGATCATTCTGAGTTTCAACTTCAGGCATAACTTCAATTTCTACTTTCTTGCCCTCAGCTACGGCTTTTTTTTTAGCTTTGCCACCGCAACCATATGCCTCTTGAACTTCTGCTGCTTTCTCCCACATTTCTCTTACAGACTTCTTAGTTTTCTTAGCACGTAGAAGTGCGAAGTCGTGAGCATCTACCTTACCATTTTTGTTGGCATCAATCTTTTCTTGATTGCCAGGCATATCTCTTTTCTCATCTACATATTCAACTTCTTCTTTCTTAGCAGTCTTTGCTGCTTTCTTGAAAGCATCTTTTGCTGGATAATCTTCGTGCCCTGGTTTGGCAGGTGATTCTCCACGCTTGCGCTTGGCATGGATGTTAGCATACAAACCATTCTTTTCATCAAGCTCTTGCTCACCATCCATTTCGTAACCAGCCTTCACACAATTATCAACTGTCTTACCACCTTTCTTTTTGGTGCCTGCTAACTTGTAACCTTTCCAGCAAGCCTTACCATCAAGACCTTTCTCTTTTTCGATGATGATGGTTTCTCCATCTTCCATGACTACTTCATAAGTAGTACCAACTAATTCATCTGGCATTAACTCTTCTTTACGATTTTGTTTTGACGATTTGCCAGCACCCGTGTGATTGCATGTGCTTTTTTCATCCAGTTGAACGATAGCACGTTCAATTAGTTGTTTTGAAAATTCATCAATTGTCATTTTTCTTCTATCGTTTATTCTTATTTATAAATGCTTTAACTTTTTCCTTGTCAGATAATTTTTTTGTTTCGCAACCGAAATATTCTTTAATATCTTTTACCCAGGCACGAAACATTTTGCCCTCTGTGGTCACAGCAATAACATAGTTAACACCGCGTCTGTGAATCTTTCCTACTTCTCCATCAGAATTTTTAACCCAGTCACCCTCAGCAAATACTTTGCCAAGCATGTAAGACTTCTGTTGTGATTGTTGTAAGATGTCTTTCAGTGATTTCATAGTGTTTTATTGATATTTATTTAAAGTTATCAGGTAATCTTGTTCTAATCTCATCCATAAGTTTTTTGCAGTCAGTATCTTTTAATGCAGTGGGGATACCTTGCCTAAATGTTTTAAAATCCGCAGCAAACGCAGCTCGTCTCATTTTAGTTCCAGAGATTGCAAAAGTATCTCCATCAGCATCACGGTCTCCCGATGAAATGATATCTACTTCATTAAATGAAAAATCTTTACCATTATAGTTCTTAATCCATTGCATCGCTTGCACTCTATCAGACCCAACAACAAAATATGCATTATCATATCCTAATGATTGAATCTCTTTAAGAATACTAACAGGGTCTTTTGCAGTGGCACTACTGAATATTTTGCCCTTATGTTCTGGCAAAGATTTATTCATGTATGTTAGTTTAACATCTGGTGGCAAAGGATTGTTGCCTTTCTTATCCACTGACTGACTAATGTATATGCGATAGTCATTGAAACCAGCGATTCTTTTTAAGTTAGCAAAGTTATCTGCATGACCAGTAGTGCATGGTTGAAATCTACCAAATGTAAAGTAACAGCTTTTGTAATCTATTAAACTCATTTTTTCCAGTTCTTTTCTATGGTGAAATTGTTTTTGCTAAACTCAATACGATTAACCAACTTCACCATATCTCCATCTTGATGGAGAACATAACCTTCAGGAGTAGTAACTTTGTATCCCCCATCAATCTCAACAAAAGTTCTAAATTGTTCTAATCCATCCAATTTTTCAATGATGAATAACTTTGCTTCCTGAATAGTTTTATACAAAGCAACGAATGCTTTAAATTCTCGTTCATGATCTTCTAAGTATTTAATACCACTATAAAGAAAATCTCTTTTCTTTGTTTGAGCAGCAGCAGTTTTAACTGAGCTTATTTCTTTATCCATCTTTTCTTTATAGAACATGGCAAATGATTTCAAAGTGTCTTGCACATTTGTAATCGTTCTCGCTGCTCTGATTTCTGCATTGAAAAATGGTTTTAGATACGAGCCAACAAAAAATTTTGCATCTCCTGTTGTTCCAGAATTTTCTACAAGATAGTCATGAAAGTCAGAAGAAGTATCGCACATTCTTTTTATCTTATCAATATATCTATTGAATGTTTGTTCTTCTGGTGCAGTAAATGATACTTTCTGAACTTGTGTATCATTAGAAATTACTGCTACATCTGCTACAACATTAAAATTTGATATTTCAACTTTAGGTCTGGCAGACATATCTGCAAGATCTGGACCACCAGCATAGTGAGTATGAAACACAACTCCTATTTTTGCTTTGTCAACTATCTGTCCTATGGGATGATCTTTCGGTATACCATAAGTAATAGTATTTGGTCTGAATATTATAAGTTCCTCGCCGTCTACTCGTTTAGTTTTTTTGTCGTCAGTAAATAAAAGATCTCCCTGAATAACTCCAGTAATACCAAGTTTAGAAAAATACTTCAAACAATCTTTAAGTTTTTTATTTAATTCACCTTCATACATCGAATCAACATCATCTGATGTATAACATATTTTGGGATCTTTTTTGTTAAACACTGATTTAGTTCCGACAAAAAAAGTTCCTGTCATAGGATCTTTACCACAAACCACAGATGGAGCTCCATCCCATTTTGTTTGTAAAAATCCATTTGTTGATTTCTTGCCGATCATATCTTTTAATTCGGTAAGAAAATTTACTACAGCAGCACATCCAGACGAACCATAGTTTAATACTTCATCTTCTAAATGTTCTAAGTGTTTTAACTTTACTACATTTGCCATTATTCAAGTTTATAGTTTACTGTGCCATATCCAGCATCAAGTTCATCAATCGTAGATTTAGCTCCATCAAATATAATATTAACGGTTGATGATTTTTTAACATTAAAATATACTTCACCTGTATTTAGAAACTTAGTATCATCCATATGCAACTGGAAAAATGATTTTCCAGCCATAATACTTTTCAAACGATTTTGCAAAGCGGGAGTAGTTGATACTTCTATATTTAATCTATCCGATATTATTCTGGAAAAAACTGATGATATTGATGTTGGCAAAACCCGTCTATTGTTAAATGTTGATAATTGTGTATACCCACTTTGAGATTTTAAATCATTTACTTTAGTAACTATATCCCTATAAAGGCTAGCAGAATCTGCCGATAAATTTCCCTGTTTCAATTCTCTAAAAAATACTTCTGGATCTATAGTACTATTCATTATTTCTTTAACTCCACAATAGTACAATGCTTTTCTACCTTTATTTTTATAGTCAGATACAGATTCACATGTTCGTATCAATTGTTTTACAATAGAATCTTTTGGCAAATTAACTATACCGCTTTCCGATTTATTATCTACTACAAGTGGCATAATATTATTCCATATAGAAGCGAACGCACCCCTACCAAACTTACTTGATATACATGCTCTACTGCCATTCGAATAAATGAAGGCAGAATCTATACCACCAAATGAAGGATCATCAGGAAGAACAAATTTACTAAACCCCTCATGAATAATTCTTTTACTAAAGATATCAGAACCATATCTATTTTTCAAAGCAAAATATCCTGGCAACAACTCACCCAAATAAATACCAAGCAATTTTTTATCTTTTTCATGTATGCCTGGAATCCAGTTAAACTTATTATTGACTTGACTACCAGTGACTCCCATGTTATCGATAAAAAAATCAGATACTTGTTCCAATACATGATCAGGAACAGCTGCAGAAGATTCAAGTCCAGAAAGAATAGATGTTCCCATATCATCAGCACTTTCAAATATTCTACAAGCAACATTTGCCTGCCCATTTAAATAATCTAAAGTTTCTAATTTAGTTCCCTCAGCTAACTTAGAAGCTGTTGTACTCCAACTTTTCCAAGAACCTTCTTTGGGTTTATGAATATTACCAATAGGAAAATATCCACTCTTCGCACCATTATCATAAACTATTGCTAAACGAGAATTATATTCATTCCCACCATGAACTGTGATAGAAGACCCGTCCGATAATCTTTCAGATGTTTTTGTATCTGGTCCTGGAGAATAAACATAATTAGTATCTTTAGTGGTTTTAGTATCTGCCTTAACAGTTGTGTTAACTGTTTTATTTTTATAATACTTCTCCCAAGCACTTTTACCGCTACTTGCTGGCATAAAAAAACCTCCCTATAGGAGGTATTTATTATTAAAGGTCGTTAGCGACTCGGTTTTCACTTCGCTCAATACTAAAGGTTCCTTCTGGATATCGTGCCGTTAGTTTTTCAAAATTCATTTGAAGGACTTGTTCAAGTGAAATATTTAAACCTACACATGCTTGAGCAACATACCACATAACATCACCAAGTTCACGCTTCAAATGAAACAAGTTTTCTTGATTTACTGGTTTACCTTGGAAGACAATCTTCTTCACAATCTCAGTAAACTCTCCAGCTTCAGCAGACATTCCTACAGCAGCAGTAAGCAATCTCTCGGTAGGAAAATTT